AAGCCCACTTCATAGTGACAAACTGGTTAGACCCACCAATAACAACAGCCTTTAACTTCTTTAAGACTGAAGTGGCATTTGCAATCCCTATGTCCGATTGATTGGTGTAATACTGCAAACGGTACGATGAGGTGTCATCCTGATAGTTTTCGTACTTACCCAAGTAACCGTTCTTACCTATAACCAAATCGCCATTGCGTCTATATAGAAGTGAAGTAGGTTCAATTGAGTCCCAAACAGTCACCCTAAACGATCCGTCCTGCAACTGCGTTCGAGTATCAAAGCAGTAGACTTGCTTGGTGGATGGCAGCGTGAGCAAGTAGAACGCTTCCTTCTCAGAATAGACTGATTTGACGTTAGCAAGCGTTTCGCTTGCAAGTGATGCCATCAAGTCATTACGAACATTCTTTGATAAATCGCCTAGTGGCGCTGACTTCTCAATGATTGTCCTGGCAAACGATCTAACGCCAGAATTGGACAGGAAAAGAACGTCCTTACCCGTGCTTTGGATGGTGTCCCTAGCGGTGCAGCCGATACCGCCAACAGCATCAGCCAATGACATGGTGGACGGGGTTGTTGCATTAGCGTAGACCAAGATTTGACGTTTGCCAAAGATGATTAACGAACCGTTATGCGTTGCCAGGCCGGTGATCTCATCGGCTCCATTAGTCCAAACCCTGTCCACGTTCAAGGAGCCAGATGTTCCAGTTGACCAGATATGACCCGCCAATAAATCAGAAAAGTAAACCGTGCTTTTTACGGAAGCAGTATTAGCAACCCATAAACGTCCAAACGCTGAGATAACAATATCTCCACTTGGTACAGTAGCTACATAACCAGTTTTCTCACTTACGCGCCTGTATGTCGTTGTGCTTACCGCAGGGTCATAGATCAATGGATCATGCCCAGTTTGAAAGAAGTAAGTAATACCGTTAAGAGAAGCGCACGACCAGTTGTTAGCGGTAATCGTAGGCGCAGTACCACCGCCGCCATACGTCAACTCGGTCACCGTATTGGTGCTGCTTAACTTGAAAAGTTTGTTGTTGCCTGCAAACAGAACAGTGATGGTTCCATCAGTTTGCACTAATTCATGGATCACGCCAACATCGTTAGCGCCCAGATTACCTGATGCCGCATTTATCTTTGACCAACCATTCCTAGCACCAATGCGCCCATACTGGTCAATGATGCAGTTGGTAGCGTCCAAAGCAAACCCAGCCGCCAAGTCCAAAGGCGAGTCTTGCGTGTTCAGCCCAAAGAAGCCTGGTGCTTGAACGCTGGCAGTTTGCAGTGCTTGGCTCATATCGCAACGAACTCCTGATTTTCTGGGTAGCGAGTACCCTCCAGCGCAATGTAGTCAGACAGCATTGATTTGTAGAGTTGGTAGGCTTCAGATGACGATAGACCGCCATCTTCACCACGCTCCACCAGCGCCCTGGCGTATGCGTTCTGCGCTACTAAGAAATCAGGAACTAGGATTGATGTTGCATCAGATGCCAATGTTGCCTGCGGGATAGTCAGAGAAAAAATAATTGTGTACACATTGTCAGGACGCGAATACAGACTTACCTTAGTGTCTCCGTTAGAGTCAACGCCATCAAAAGCATAGTATTCTGGGATTCCAGTTGCAACTGGTACAAGGTTTTGAAACCTGTTCATCTGCACGAAACTGATATTTTGCATCCCCACGTTTGACGTAGTGTTGATGGCATCCATAACTTGAAACTTCTGGCCTGCACCAGTAAGGCTATAGCTGTAGGTGTTTGCCACCGTTGTCAAAGTTATGTTTTGTCCCAATACGTTCCAGCTAAACGCATCCTCAACCTGGCGTTTGGCATCATTGACAAACTTACCTATCAGCGTTGAATAGGTAGTTGCATTGTTGGTGGCTACGGTAGTTTCACGCAACCGAATCAACACATCGTTAATCAGTTCAAGGTAGGTCATGATCGTGTCAACCCTTCTTCTTCAAATGTCGCTATAAAACTAAATGTGCTTGCCGCTTGTGTTGTAATTTTTAACTTATCGCCTTCTTCAAAAACAATGTAGGCATTGCCATCAAACTGCAAATAAGATTTTGAAGTAAAGTCATAGGCAGTCAATATATCAAGAGTGGTATTGGCACTTGCATCAAACCATTGGACAGTAATATGCTTGGTAGAGCCACCTGTATTGTGTATATACATCACAGTAAATTTGGCGTAATAACCCGTAGGGCAGGTATAGACTGTGGTATCTATTGTCGCCGTAGGACTAACGCCAACTGATAATGCTCTCATTTTGCCTTCGCCTTATTTCGTTCTGAAATAGACTTGGCTTTTACCTTTGCGTCAGCTTTTGAGGATGCACCCCAGGCTTTTAGCGAAAGAAGCAGTCTTGTTGGTTCACCATTCTTGTCGTACTCAGGGCCATCATTGCCAGCCATACGCGCCAAGAAACTTGCTCTACGGGGATTATCTCCCGACTTAACTGGTGCTTTTAAATCGCCACCAGTAGAGGCATTATAAGATGCCCTCCCCTTGGCATTCAACCCACCTTTAGGGTTTTTGCCCTCGGATCGTTGCCAAGAAGGGGTTTTCATCTACTTTGCCTTTTTGGGTTTCTTTGCAGTCTTTGCAGCCTGTTTAAAGTCAGCAGCAGAAGGCGCGGCCTTAGACCCCACCTTATTCATCTTCTCGCCAGAGCCAGCCGCGATACGCTTTTGCTTGGCATTAATGTTGGCATAGAGTCCAGGCTTCATTTCTTTTTCACCTTTGCTTGTGACAGCGCAATGGCTACTGCTTGTTTTTGATTTTTGACTACAGGGCCACCCTTACCAGAATGTAAGCCACCTGCCTTGTACTCACGCATGACCTTGCTGATCTTCTTTTCGGCTTTAGTTTTCATTACTTGCCTCGCTTGGCTTTCTTTGCCATATTGGTGGCTGTGCGCTCACCTCTAACTGGCGCATTCTTTGGCTTGCTAACAGCAACCATGATAGTCATTGGCATGGATTTTTGCTTCATAGCTTTAGGCATCTTTGAACTAGCCATTTTTGGCGCTTTTCCGTACATGATTTAATCCTTAGTGATAGGCCCACCAGATTTCCACGCATCACAAGTGCGGGCCGCTGCACAAGTGAATTGAAATAGATCACAGTATCCCAGATTTGCAGCCTCAATAAACTGCTGGTCATAGGACAACTCTCCCTTACCTTCATCCTTTTCCAGCCCATCAGATATGCACTGCATCATCTTTGGTGTCTGGATAAACGCCGCACAGTTACCGCAGCGCATTGACTTGATAGCGGATGTTGGAGCGTTGTACATCTTGGCCTTTTTTAGCCAAAATGCATCATTAGGTTCATCAGGGTTTGGTGGCCCATAACCGTAATCTGCAAACGCATGGTTTCGGTTCTTTAGATTAACCGAAATATCCTGCGTAGCCATAGGGCATACAACACCAGATAAAAGACCTTCTTTCATGCTGCCATCCTAGCTTTTGGTGGCCTACCCATACGCTTAACTTGAACTGGTGCAGTCATTGGAAGCACCTTACTTTTATCCTCAACCTTTACATCTTCACCCTTATCATCAACCAGTACATAACCACTATGACCACGCATAGAATCAATATCGTGCTGGTAGGTAAAGGTAACCAAATGACCGCTTTGTAAACATCTAAAGGTTGTCATATCAAAACTCCAAAAAAAAGGGGGTTATTAGCCCCCCTTTAATTACACTGCGCGAGCAATCGTCAATTGCAAAGTTGTCGATGCCAAGTTAATAGAACTAGCGGTTGGATTGTAGGTAACAATCGTCACTACATCTGCGGCAGAAACATAAGCACGGCGAACTAACCCAGCCTCACTTACGCCAATTGCCATACCAATAACTTGGTCACCCAAAGCCACGCCTGGAACAGCTACTGTATCAGTAGCGGTTGCAGTAGTTGCTACGCTTGCGCTATCAAGCGTACAGCTAACGTCCCAAGTATCAGAAAAAAGTCCACGGAATTGATCGTTTCCACGGCGGGAAACGACAGCGGTTGCAGCAGCCATATTAAATACTCCTAAAAGTTAAAAGTCCCCTCCCCCGTTAGAGGGAGGGAATGCTATTAGGCCGGTACTGCCAAAGCAAAAGCAGCAGAAGCGTTAGACGCTGTGCTGGTTGCCGAGGTACGCAGTGCCTTGACACCATAAATGGTATCAGCAGTGAACAACGTGCCAAGGTACTCTTGCTTGTACTGGGTCTGCGAACGGATACCGGTCTGCTCAATCAGAACCATTGCATCGCGGTGGCCCATCAAGCAAATACGATCAAGGCCGCTAGAACCAGCACCAGTATCAGCTTGGGAAGTGGCAAATACCGCCATGCCGTACAGTTGACCGATTTCGCCGTTGCGGATAGCGTCACCGTTACCAACAAATGCTTGCTCGGTGTAACGGGCCAGACCCATCAACGTGTTGCGGCTGGAGGGAGGAATCAGGAAGAAACGTCCGTCCATAGCAATGTCGTTGTCATCCAAACGCTGAATAGTACGGCGAATGGCTGCATCAGTCAGCGAGGCTGCATTGGAACTGGTGCTGTTGTAAGCAGTAGTACCATCAGAGCCAACAAACGCTTTGGTAGTTGTATTGCTAGTGGCGTAGTCATCAGTACCAACAGTAGCACCATTAAACGCACGGCCCAATTGAACCAGGTCAGTGTCAATGCGCTTTGCCAAGGCATAACCAGCATCTTCCGTGTAGAAAGAACGCAGGCTAGTCAGGGCTTGCACCTCAACGATGTCCTCAATCAAACGGCTGTATTCATAGTGCTTGTTAATGAGCACTTGAATATTGGTGTCGCTCTCTGCAATCAGAGTAACGGCATCGGTTGCAGCCTTGGCAGAAGCATTACCACGGGCAGGGCTAGGGATGTTAACGGTGTCGCCTTTTTTGCCTTTGAAGGACATTTTCTTGACCAAATTGGCCAGGACAAGGTTCTTCTTGTAGGCAGCAACAATTTCATCACTCCAAATTTCTGGAATGAAGTTAGCCGCTGACGTTACGGTTACCGAATTGGTGGGGGAAAAAGCAGTGTTTGCCATGTTAAAACTCCAAAATTAAATTATCGTACACGACCCTCAGAATATGCCTGCATGATTTCATCACTCAGGGTTTCATATCTCTGTGGATCAGTCATTTTCAGTCGAATCAGATCGGCCCTTCGATAGACGCGCTTGGAACTCTCTCCAGAACCACCAACATCAACTTGCGCCGCCTTCATGCTTTTAGTCCTGATAGCATCATTTTGCTGATCTGACTGTTTAGTCTTAATGCCGCGCAGTTGCTTGAAGGTGGACAACAATTCATTTGCCGAGTCATAGTCAAATTCTGCATCTGCCTTTGCGTATAGTCCCAATCGCACAGGTGAGGATTTCACCCAGTTATGGAACTCCGTATCACTGACTACTTGAGAGTAATCAGGATGCTCTGCATTTAGCTTCTGCTGAATCTGCATCCGTTTGAAGTCGAGGCCAGCTTGTCTAGCCGCAAGTACATCAGGATGTCTATCAATCGTTGCTTGAACTGCCTTTTGAGGATTCTCAAAAAAATCAACTTCAGGCTCTTCCTCTTTAATATGTTGCGGATTCCCACTAAGGTTTTGCTTAATTAACTCGTCAGCTAACTTGCGAACTTCGCCGACCTCTTGGGCCTGCTTACCGATAAGCCTTTCGGCCTCCTGGTGCATTCGTACAACTTCCTCCAAACTTTTGGCCCTGTATTTCTCAGGAAGTTCGTTTTTAGTTTCTTCTATTTCGAGTTCGTTTAGCGGCTCTGTGGGTTCATCAATCAACATATCGGTTTCCTGCCAAAATGGTTGTAGGATAATTCAACTCGGCATAATGCTTATGAGTTGGCTTTTTGCTCCGCTTTCAACTTTTCAGTATGCCGGTGTTCAAACCGTCCATAAGCGGACGGAAAACTACCAGACCAACCTTCAAGGTTAAATGACGGAGCACTTATTACACGGTGAGCAAGCCCACCGCATTCACACCTAAAACTCTGCGACTCATAATCACAGAATCTTTCGGTCTTATGCCCATTTTCACAGGCAAATTCATACATTCTTTTCATTCAAATCCTCGTATGCTCGTTCGCTGACCTCTTTTAAGGTTATCAGCCAAGTTAGGATGGAAATCTCGCCTTTGCGGAATTGTAGACTTTTTTCGTCCGCTATGGTAGATACATTGTTAAGCGCATCAAACATTTTGTTTGCATCGTCCATCAGGTCAATCCAGCCAGGTGTGGAGAACAGATCAAACCTATCCTCGTAGTATCTTTGCAACTCAGGAGCCATGTTATTTACCCATTAATATAGTAGACCACCAAAAAATCAAACCAAGTAAAAGTATTATTAATGCCCCAGCCATTAGCCAGGTTAATAAATCTTCAACTTCTTCCTTATGCTTTTCTGCGTGTTTTCTTGCTAATATCTCATCAACTTTACGCTTTTGGATAATATTGTTACGCTCAACCAGCAACTGCTGCCATAAATCAGCGTTACCAGACATAACAAAGTAATTATTCAACTCTCTCTCTGCATCCGCAAGCTGCTTGGCCTGGATCACTATCTCAAACGCCTGCGCCGTATCCGACTGCGCGAAATTAGATTTAGGCTTGGATGCTGCACTTTGTACCGCATCTTTGGCCTCAAAGAACTTCATCAGGTCACCAGATACCGCCTGGATGTCCTTACCAAGGGCTATGGCTGCCTTAACCCCCTTTATCGCGGCCTGGGCTGCGGCAAACGCTGTGATGGGGTCTATCATTGTTCAACCTTTTTCCACTCCAGACAATAAACCCTGCGCTCAAATACGTCCCCCGTCCAATACCATCTAACGCAAACAAACTTTGCGGGTACGGCAATCAAAACAACAGCAATTACCCATTTCAACTTTTACCTATCCAGTGGCTTACATATCCGATAACGCTACCTATGGCAGAAACCATGACCATGCCCATCCAGAAACCGCCTTTGGATTTATTTGCCATCTCAACCAATTTTTCGATGTTGGCTTCTAACTTGTCTATCTTGATAGACATCTCATCAAATCGGCGCTCGTAATCCTGCACCTTCTGGTATAAAGCCCCGTATTTAACTGGATCAAGTTCAATCATATTTACACCGTGAAAATTAAAAGAATTGTAGAAACCCGCCAGCACTGTTAGCAGAGCCAAACTTCCAACCCGTGTTGTTTCCAGAATTTACGTTTGCGTTTGAAGTGAAAGCATTGAATACTGCCCCACCAGTAGCTGCGCTGTCCTTGATCGTCAAGTAACTAGCGTTGACAGTCCCGCTTGCTTGGCTAAGAGTGGCTTGTGATCCATTAGTCGTGGCTTGCAAAAACTTTTGAGTTGTTCCTGACGTAGCAAAAGAGCCAACGGTGTTGGTTGTGCCAGACTTTAATTGCACCGTACCGTCGGTAATTGTCAGTGCGCGGGTAGAACCTAACGTCAAAGCATCTTGAAAAGCAAACGTGCCGCCAATTCCGTTGAAGGTGATGGGGCAATCTATTGTTTCACCAGCAGTGGTGATAGTCCGGCTTCCAGTTCCGGTAAAGGTAAGTGTAGATGCCCCAGAAGAAAAAGAAGTAATGGCAGAGTTTAAAGTTAGGTTGCCAAAAATACTTCTAGTAACATTTCCAAAAGTTCCTGTAAAACCGCTGGTAAACGTAAGATTATTGAAGGTCATACCAGCCGTGCTATTTATCGTATCGCTACCGGCACTAATCGTAAACGAAATTGGTGCGCTAGTGGCAAGTGAATTTCCGGGGTTAACTGTTCTTGTAGTTGTGCCAATACCCGTAACATTAACTTGAGCCGTTCCAGTAATCGTTAATCCTGTGTTTGTAGATGTCGGGCCAGAAAACACAGTTCCAGATACACCCGTAACGGTAATATTCCCTGTGCCAAATGCAATTGTGCGAGTATTTGCATTGTTTGAGCTAAACAGCCCCGTAGTCAACGTATAGCCGTTCAAGTCCAGCGTGCCATTGGTCAACGTACAAGCTCGAGTAGCACCAGAAGTCAATGCATCTTGAAGCTGCCAAGAGCCACCTACGCCGTTGAAAGTGAATGGATTGTCAAACACAACAGCAGCCGTAGTTATTGTCTTTGTGCCTGATGTGGCGGCAAAGGTAAATGTTCCAGTACCAGCAGTTTTGGTCATGCCTGTTGAGGCTTTGAAATTGCCGTAAATAGTCATGGTTACGTTTGCTAACGCACCTGCATACCCTGTAGGATTTGTTCCATCCGTAAAATCAAGATCGCGGTAGTTGCCATTGCTAAGTGACAATGTTCCCGTACCGGCAGTAACTCTAAACGAAATGCTGTTGGCCTCAGTAACCGCTGTTGGCGTAATTGTCCTTGAAGTTGCGCTGCTATTGGTACAAATAATCTGAGGCGTACCCGTGACTGCCATAGTCGTAGCGCCGGTAAAAATAGTACCCGTGCTGTTCAGCGAAATGGTATTTGTGCCAAAAGCAAGCGTGCCTGTGAAGCCTGTGCAGGTCAGGGTCTGAATTGTTGGGCTGATGTCAAGCGTGACCGTACCAGAGCCAGAATTAGCGTCTATTGCTGCGGTGTCACCAGAGCCTGGAACGGCTACGCCGCCAACGCCTCCAGAACTTAAAGCCCAGTTGCTTGCGCTGTTCCAGTTACCTGTGCCGCCCGTAACCCAAAAGTATGCAGCCATGATTACTCCTCAACAGGCTCGTCAACCACAGGGGGAGGGTTGTCAATGTAATCTTTCCACTTGTCGTACCTAGCCTGCTTCATGGCCTCAATCTCAGCGTCAGTCAAACCGTGGTCATCCGCAAGATGCAAGGCATCAGAAAACCCATTGATGATGAAGTCTATTTTTATCATGTTAGAACCCAAATACTTTAGCAATCATCTGCCATTTTGATGTGGTGCTGTTGTAAATAAATCCAACATAATCGTGCAGGGTTGCTCCGCTAGATGAAATTGGCAAGGAAATATCTGTAGAGCCTTGGAAGATAGCGTTCCATGAGAAAGTCTGCACATTAGTGCTACGCAGGCGCAGAATGAATTTTTGACCATTGACTGGAGTTCCAGTAGGCGCGTTGATGGTCAAAGTACCTACGGCTTGCGTATTGGCTTGAGTAGCCACATCAGTGGTATCAGCATTGACCGTGATGGACGTTGCATCAGCAATGACTACCACGCGAGAAGTAATACCTCCAGTAAAGGAAACATTACCTGATGGGTCAATTGTTTGGCGAACTGTGCCAGCGCCATCGCTCAAGACAATGTAGTTGCTACCAGTTTCAGAGATGGGAGCAGAAAAGCCGGTATATGCGCCAATAATTACATTGTTAGAGCCGGTGGTTACACTTTGCCCAGCACTAGGGCCAACCGCCGTATTATTACTTCCAGTGACGTTAGCAAGTGAAGTATAGCCAATAGCAGTATTACCTTGTCCAGAAATATTGTTACCTATAGAATACGCACCAACCGCAGTATTAAAATTTCCGGTCTGATTAGCACTTAATGCTAAATATCCATTAGCAACTGTATTGTTCCCAGTGGTATTAAACTGAAAAGCATTAAGGCCAACCACAGTATTCGTAGACACCGCACCAGCACCCAACCCAACAGTCAACCCTTGAACAAGAGCGCCTGCGGACAATGTAGCTAGACCTGTTGCGCCTATTGTCCCAATGCCAGACATATTCCCGCCATCGCTGAGGGTTACAGGGCTACTTTGTATTAGTTTTCCAGTTGTCCCATCAAAACGGGCTATTCTGTTATTTGATGCAGATGCTGGCCCCGTAACATCGCCAACGCTTCCGCTACTGCCGCCGCCCCTTGTGACTGCAATGATTTTCTTTTCCAACTCAGGCGAAACAACTTCGCCAGCATTAATCTGCTGACCAGATGACAGGTTAATAATCAGACTGCCATCAAAGTCAATGTTTGCATTGGTAACTGATACACCGTCATTACCATCTATTCCGTCCTTACCTGGTGGCCCTTGCAAGCCAGGCTTGCCGTTAAGCCCATCCTTACCGTTGCGTCCGTCTTTACCATCGCGTCCATCTTTACCATTAATTCCATCGCGCCCGTCCTTAATTGTAAGTACGCGCTTTTCAATGACATTGCTTACGTTGTCAAACTTCTCGGTTATGTTGGTTTCAATTTTCTTGAACGCCTCAACTACCATCTGAACATTCTCAGCAGCCTTGCGCTGCTGCATCTGCTTTACTTCAGAAACAGAGTTGTTAACAGAACCAAAGATGTTGTCGGCAATGCCATCAACATTGGCATTGTTAAAAATTTTATCGATTGCCATAATTTAACTCCGTTGCTAGTTTTTCGAGAAACTGGTTTTCCATATCCACCACGTTGCTCTTGGCGTTGTTCATTTGCAATTCTACAATCTTAGACTTGTTTTTGATGTCGGCTTCTTTCAACATCAACTCAGCAATCTTTACGCGCTTATCAAACTCGTTAGATTCATTGCCAGCCGGTAGATTCTTGGTGCTAGATGCAATGATCTTGGCCTGCATCTCCTGCGGCATCAACTGAGTTTCTGTCATTAACTTAGCAGCCTCTGCCCGATTCTGCTCGGCCTGCGTAGTATTAACAGCAATCTGCGCTTGCGCCGACTGCATAGCCAATTGCTGCTGCATATCCTGCATCTGCTTGGCCTGTGGGTCTGGCTGGCTCATCTGATCCAGTGCCGCCATCAACTCATAACGGTTAGTTAGGCTCGAATTGTTCAAGATGCCTTTAAGAATCAGCGGTAGCACCGGAGTATTTGGCCCCAGTGTCTGCAACAAACCAATAAACTGCTGCTGCTCGTACTCACGGGCAATGATGCCAAGGGTAGCGGTAGGAATAAAGCGCATATCCACGCTTGGATAACGCTCTGGGTCAAACTGCATATACCTAAAGGCAGCCTTCTGGATGAACGGGATCAGGAAGTCCTCTTGGAAGTTCACTAGCGTCCGCTTGTACTTCTTGATGATGGTAGCCACCGCCATCGACATACCGGCGCCATCGCGGTTGCCATTGCTGACCATGCCCTGGCTATCCAGCGTACCAGTTGCCTGCAACAGCATCCGTTCAAACTCTTTTGCCGTGTTCAGATTGTTCAAACTCGTTTCGCCAAACTTGAACGGGTACAAAATCTCCGAAGGGTTGCCGTTAACAAGGAACGCCTTACCAGGCTTCACTTCAAACTTAGCACCGCGAGGCAACCGTGTTGCATCCATCCCCATCATGGGGCTGGTGGTCAGCGCCAATGAATCCAAATGGCTACGCACTTGCGCGTCAATAGCCTTTTGCATATTGTAGGATTTCTCCACCGTACCCCTGCCCAATAAACGGTTAGGAACAGTGTCATCCTGGTAGCTGATGATGGGCCTGTCCTTCATCATGTACGGGTTTTCTTCAGCCTTGAGCAATAACCCGTCATTGGCAATGACAACAATGGCCTCGACCAGGTTGCTGTACTCATCGGCGACCGAATCCTCTGGGAATAAGTCCTCGACCTCTTCCTCTTGCACCGCCTTCAAGTATTCCCGTGGCACAAGACCGTAGTAGGTCAGCAACAATACCTTCTCGTCCCGATATTGGCTCAATTCCTGCGTAGGCTCTAGGTCAGTGTCCTCATAAGTAGTGGTAATGTTCACCTTGCGGTAGATACCCTTCTCGATGCCCTCAACAATCTTGTGGATGGAGACATACTTCTCAATTGCCACGCCCATGCAGTCATCAATCGTTGTCCCATTGGGATCAAACAAGAAATTCTTAGGGTTAACAGGCACAATCTTGACCGCAATACGGTCTTTTTCCACTACACCAATAGCCGCTTGCATCGGCTGGCCTGGAATGGGCTTAGTCGCAGGCTCAAATATCTTCTCGGTCTTAACAATGATCTCGCCAATGCCGGTTCCGTAGATTTCTGCCATTAATTCAATCTGGTCAATGGATTTCCTGATCTTGTCCTGCTTGAAATCCTCCATCAACTGCCCTTTTAATGCCTCTACATCCAAAGGATTACCGTCAATGTCCTTTAAATCGTCCTTTATGTCAAAGAAATCACCCTGACCAAAGATTGCTTCCATGATCTCAGCGTGGCGAGTCTCTACAGCCTGCTGGGTTGCCGGCGTAACAATCCTCGAACGCTCGGAATCGCGGGTTTTGTCCTCCGCAGCCCACTCGCAGCGGAAAATACGCTCGTATTCCAGATAACTATCCAGAAAATTGGTGTTGCGGTAGTCGCGCCAACGGTCACAATGGTCAACAACAAAGGCAGTTAACTCTTTGTCGTTCTCTGTTGGTTCTTCAAAATCCATATTAAATCCCCGCAATTATGTCCATCGGCTCCCACTCGTCATCGGCCTCCTCAAAGTAGCTGGTCACCGCCAACTGATCCATGTAGGAAAGCGCATCGGGAAGGTCATCGTGTACGCCCTGGGAAGGAAACATCAGTAACTGGTCAACAAAGTCATCCCACTTTTCTTCCGAATTAAGGATAACCCGCCCGTGCTCAAAGCGTCCCTGTAACGACCAGATGATTCTATCGGTTTTCTTCCTATTACCGTGAGTTAAATCCACAATGTGCGAGTACACATTGTTCTTACGCATAAGGTCAGACAGGTACGGCAGCACAGCATTCTTCAGCGCCCCCCTCTCGATCCCCACGCTCAAAGGCCGGTAATCGCGCATCTTCATCAGTATCTTGGCTGCCGTTTCCCGAATATCCCAGCGCCCGTGCTCGATCTCCTTAACAAACCATTTCCCATCATCAGTCACCTTCACCACGCAAATAGCCGACTCATCCAGCCGCTTCTTAGCGTTAGCCGCTTGCTTGGCAACTTCCTCAAACCCCGCCAAGTCAATCGCTATAAAGTAACTCCCGAACTCCGGCTCCACCCCGTACTTAATCCATTCCTCCTTAAATACGTCCGCGCCAGCATTACTAAATGAGGCCATGTACTCTTGCTTGAACGCAAACGTAGATAAGGTCTTTTTAGCCGACTCGATCTCCTTGGCATCAATCAAAGGGTTATCCGAGGTGGTGAAGTGCCAGGACTTCCAATCCTCGTCCGCTTTATCCTGTCCCAAGTTCCATAGGTCATAAAACCAGTTTCTCCCTTTAGGTGTACCAATAAACATAGCCCGACCACGCTTATCACTCAAACTCGCCCTGATAACCTGTTCCCACGCCTCTGGCTTAATATCTGCCACCTCATCTAATACTGCATACGTCAAACTAACTCCACGCAAAGTATCAGGTCTATCCGCACCGCGCACATATATCCGCGCACCATTAATTAACGTAATATCTAAGTTATTAACGTGCGAACCCTGTATTACCTCGCGTCCTAACTCTAATAATAAATCCCAGATAATCTGCCTCGATTGCCCCATAGTCGGTGATACATATAACACCGCCGAACCAGGTGGACACCTCAACCCCTCAATAATCAACGTAGTCGCTGCCAGCCTACTCTTGCCGCACCGCCTGCCAGCAGCGATAACCTTGAACCTGGTTGTATCGGTAAACACCTCCTGCTGCCAGGGCAAGAGGCTGAAGTTGAGGTTAGACATCAATGGCCTCCAGTACCGTAGGCTCCTGGCCTAGTCCTGTAATTGATATGGTCACCGCGCTCCTTTGGTGCTTATCCTTCTCAAACATACTCACCGGCAACGTCCTGTCTAGGCACATCTTCAGCGCCGCCATTTGACCAGGGTGCTCGTCATTCAACGCGATCTGGATCACCTTGTTTGCCACATCCTTGCCGCCACTGTGGATCATCAGCTCCCGTAACTCCTTGATCCGCTGGTAATCTGTCTTGGGCAGGCTGGGAGGGTTCGCTGCATACTTCTGGATCGTCATCTTGCCCGAACCTTTGGGTCTGCCGCGTTTGGGTTTCTCGGTGGCTGGGATAGGGGCGAGGGTTTCGTTTTCCACTTTTTTCCTTTCAGGAAGTAGGTTGACGGGCATTTTAGTCAGTTTTGCTTTTTATGTACGGAGGATGTACCCACAATTGCAGCAGCCGAGGCCGACCCCTCCCCCCCTATCCAAAAAGTCAGGAGTTATCCACAGGCAGCTGTGGATACTGTGGATAACATCTGTAAGTCATTGATTCTATTGACATTCTGCAAATGCGTCCGACTTAGTTCGGCGGTTGCACTTAATACAAGGTTCATTATGTTAAGTTTATTCGTACTTGTGCACAGAATATCCACAGGCAGATTGGACAGAATCGAGTTATGCACAGGATTTTGTGGATAGATTCTGGAAAATCGGGGCTGGCCTGTGGATAACTCGGCGCCAGGCGGCTCGGCGGCGCGGCGCGGGGAAAGAAAAGTGAGAAAGGGTTGGATGGTGCTTTTCCGTACCACCAAAAGTTTTACCAGTTGGTAAAAGTTTTACCATTTGGTCAAAGTATTTGCACCAATAGACTATGCCTATTGCACCAAGCAAACCGATAGTTTGTTACTAATGACAGTTCTTAAAAAAACCCGCCAAAGCGCAGTAATCAGGAATGCCCGTTAAAGGCATCAGATAGCCCCATTTCAAGAGGGAATTTGTTAGGTGATGGTAGGACTAGCCTAACGCTCTGAAGCGGCATATCTGGCCTTAGTCCCAAATTGTAAAAATGCTGGTAGGCGCTCATCACTTCCAAGAAGCCTGCCGACATATCACCTTGTCCAGCCGCCAGAAGAATCTTCTTCTCTTGGGGTTGTAGCTGCCGCTGGAAGTACCTGGTGTTCGGGCTGGCTGGACGCGACATCGCCCTACCTCACAAACGCTTTGGTATCGAACAACTTGGGCAGGGTATTGGGTTTCATATCCAGGTCATTCTCCATATCATCGAACCCACTTGGCCCACCAACCGATACCAGTTGACTATCGGGCCACTGCCGCTTGATCTCTGCAAGCGCACCGGCTGCCTGCTTGCTGATAATGATTGCAATCTCTGCCATTGTCCAGATAACCCTGTCCGTTGCACCAGGCCATTGCTGTAGGTATAGACGCTTGGCTTGTTCATCTGGCACGACAACGAAAACTGTTCCATCTTCCTGCTGGTGCTCGATCTGGCGAACGTCAGGCAGTTCGCTGACTCCGTTAGCCGTTGCCCAATCCTCCATTGCCTGGTACGCCTTGCACATTCCCTTGACCGCTTTATCCAGCTTCTGATCGTCCCTGGATTCCTGTGCTTGCCAAACGCGCTCCAGTTGCGCCCAGACCTTTTCCCGCAACTCTGTATCCACCAACCAGATCAGTCTATCAATACCCCACTTGCCATCATGGGTATTCTTGCGGTTTGTCAGTTCCACCATCACAGCGTTTTTGAACACCTCGAACTTGTCCGATGGAAATGCTGGCATGGATGGCGCTGCCACCATCAATGTTTTACGTTTATTTGTTGCCATCTGTTTACCTTTACGATTTTGTCTAAAACTACCGATTACAACGGTCTGGGCATTGAACGAAACGACGGAATGGGGAGCGTACTAAGAGTTACGCTCCCATTCCGTCGTTATTCCGGTCAATTTATGCCTTACGAAATGGGAAAACGCCAATTTCCCATTCCGTTCCCATTTCGTTCCCATTTCGTCCCATTCCGTCCATTCCGTCAACCCTAAACCTAAAGTTTAAAAGTCCCCATCATTTTGGGGATCATCTTCCCAAAGAATCCAGACCCAAGGCTCAAAAATCTCAATCTTTTTACGTTCTTGGAGGCTTGTCTTGCTGTCCTTGAACTGCCGTTTGTTTAAAGATTTCGCCAAACAAGCCTCTTCCCAGTGCTCAAAATTAACGCACTTGTTGCGTTTACCGTCCACAATTCGCATCTCTCCGTGATCTTTAAGTGCCTTGTGGAGGGCAGCCATCGCCAACGACTGTACCTTCCCAACGCCTG